TGGTAACGCTTTGCTTACAGGTGCTTTGTACTGGAACACATCGACTAATAATCTTTTTGTGTGGACAGGTTCAACATGGGCTAATGCAGCGTTCACAGCAGGTTCTTTTGCTACTTTGACAGGCACTGAAACCCTGACAAACAAGACTCTGACAAGCCCTGTCCTAACTACTCCTCAGTTGGGAACACCATCTAGCGGTACGCTTACTAATGCTACTGGCTTGCCTCTATCTACTGGTGTTACAGGAACGCTTCCTGTTGCCAATGGTGGTACAGGTGCATCTACTCTGGCAGGGGCTAACATTCCTGTTGTCAATGTCGCCAACACTTTTACTGGCACACAGACATTCTCAGGTACATCATCAACTACTGCCATTGTTCTAAACGATGCAGCAGAGGTAGCTACAGTATCTGCAACAGCCGCTACAGGAACAATTAACTACGACATTACAACTCAGTCTGTCTTGTACTACACAAGTAACGCTTCTGCTAACTGGACAGTTAACTTCAGAGGCTCTAGCGGTACTTCATTGAATACATTGATGAGTACAGGTCAGTCAATGACTGTAGCTTTCTTGGTGACTCAAGGCTCTACGGCTTATTACAACTCTGCTGTGCAAGTGGATGGCACTACATCTGGTGTTACAACTAGATGGCTAGGTGGTGCGCCTACTGCTGGTAATGCTAGTGGCATTGATAGCTATCGTTATTTGATTATCAAGACAGGTAGTGCAACTTTCACAGTCTTGGCAAGCAACACACAATTTAAGGCTTAAACCATGCCATTACAAGCAACTTCTGGTGCGGCTAGTTACGATGCCTTTGGTGGTGGTGTTCCTGCTGTGCCTAACTACATTGAGGAAGTGTTTAGCACATTCCTTTATACAGGCAACGACTCTACACAGACCATAACCAATGGTATTGATTTGTCCACAAAAGGTGGAATGGTTTGGGTTAAAAGTAGAAGTCAAGCGGGTAACCCTACTATTATTGATACAGTTCGTGGTGTTAATAAAAATCTACCAACTAATCAAAATTATGCTCAAGACTCAGACCCTAGTGTTAGTAGTTTTAACAGCGATGGTTTTTCAATAAATTCTCTTTATAGTTTTATAAACGATACAGGAACTACCTACGCCTCTTGGACATTCCGCAAGCAACCAAAGTTCTTTGATGTTGTGACTTATACGGGGAATGGAGTTTCTGGTAGAGCTATTTCACATAATCTTGGTTCAACGCCTGGTTTTATTGTTGTTAAATGCACAAGTTCAGCGGCTCAGTGGATATGTTGGCATCGTGCTTATAACAGTGGAAATGGTTATGGTTATTTAAACGACACAACCGCTTGGTTTAACACAGGCGCAGATGTTTGGGGAAATGGAACAACATATACAGCCCCTACATCAACAACTTTTACTGTCAATGGTGATACTGTAGGCAATTTAACCAATGGCACAGGCGACACCTACGTAGCCTACGTCTTCGCCCACAACGCAGGAGGCTTTGGCCTAACTGGTACAGACAATGTAATTTCGTGTGGGTCTTATACGGGTAATGGCTCTACTTCTGGGCCTGTAGTGAATCTTGGGTACGAGCCTCAATGGTTGTTAATTAAAGAAGCTACACAAAGTGGTAACGCATGGAGTTTATTTGACAACATGAGAGGGCTATCTGTTTCTGGCCCAAGTGGTCATTTAAGACCAAATGCATCTGATGCAGAAGATACTACATCTGTTGATGTTCGTCCTACGGCAACAGGGTTTCAACCAATTAGTTCATCAGGGCGAGTCAATAGAAGTGGCGAAACATTCATCTACATAGCCATTCGCAGAGGCCCGATGAAAGTGCCTACGAGTGGGACTAGTGTGTTTGCGCCTGTTTTAAACACAGGAACTAGCACAAATACATTTTATTCTAGCGGTGGTTTTGCGCCAGATATGTTGTGGAACAAAATAAGAACCCTTGCCTATGGCACAGAGGTATGGGATAAATTGCGTGGTGTTACACAAATCTTAACCACCTCAAATACAAGTGCTGAAACTAATGGATTGGCTGGGTACGACTTAATATCTTTTAATAATACTGGAGTAACTGAAGGTAATAATAGCAGTTCAGTAATGAATGTTTCACCATATACATATGTTAACTATATGTTTGGTCGTGCCCCCAGCTTCTTTGATGAGGTTTGCTATAGCGGAAATTCTGTAGCTGGGCGAACATTGACACACAACTTAGGTGTTGTTCCACAACTGATAATTGTAAAAGCTAGAACAATTGATGTTGGTTGGGCTGTGTATGCCGAACCAGCGGGTAATACAAAATATTCAGAGTTAAATGATACAGTACGTTTTACTACTGGTATTAACTGTTGGAATAATACAAGCCCAACATCTTCTGTGTTCTCTCTTTCAAGTAATGCACAAGTAAATAGAACTGGTGACACATATGTCGCATATTTGTTTTCAACGTGCGCTGGAGTATCTAAAGTTGGTAGTTACACAGGAACAGGGTCGTTGCAGACAATAAATTGTGGCTTTACTTCTGGGGCAAGGTTTGTTCTCATTAAAAACCAAGATGTTAATGGAAGTTGGTATGTATGGGACTCAGCACGAGGTATTACGTCTGGAAATGACCCTTATCTGCTTTTAAACAGTACAGCCGCTGAAGTCACAAACACAAACTATGTGGATACTGACAGCACAGGGTTCAAGGTCACAGGAAATACAGCGGTAAATACTTCTGGCGACACATACATCTTTTTGGCTATCGCATAAGGAATCACAATGCAAATACGAACACAATTAGGACAAGTAATGTACGAAGCAGAATTTCGTGCATACACAAAAGCCAATGGTGGCCCATCATGGGACATAACAACAACTGAAGTCTTAGAGGCTTTAGGTGCTGATGTAGTCTTTGAAGGCCCACAAGCTACAGGCGGTACTGTTTACCAATACTCTCAAGCCTCTGGCGTAGAGCAGATTGATGGCAAGTGGTACACAAAGTATGTGCTTGGCCCTGTGTTTACCGATACAGCTGCCACTGAGACAGAGCCAGCCAAGACTGCTGCCGAGAATGAGGCTGCCTACAAAGCCACTAAAGATGCTGAACAGGCTAAGTCTGTGCGTCAGAGCCGTAGCGACAAACTAGCTGACTGCGATTGGACACAAGTAGCGGATGCTCCTGTTGACAAAGCAGTATGGGCTACCTATCGTCAAGCCTTGCGTGATGTTACTACGCAGACAGGTTTCCCTTGGACAATTACATGGCCTGATGCACCATGAGCGATGTAAGCCATGAGCAAATCTATGAGCGACTACTAGCTGTTGAAGCAAAGGTAGATGAGATAGATAAGAACACTAAAGACCTTGTGGAAGCTATTGACGCTGCCAAGGGTGCTGTAAAGGTTCTTAACTGGATAGCATCTATTGCTCAACCAGTTTTGTGGATTGGTGGGTTAGTCATTGCTGCTGGTGCAGTTTGGCAGACTTGGATTAAAAAATGAAAGATTGGGCTTTAGCTTTTACGAGCGCAGCCCTTTTTTGCATTACTGTCATTTGGTGTGCCTACATTATTGTGTGGGCATGGTATTAGCGTTTTTGTTGGCTGTAACTATTGAGTACAGGTGTGTCAAGTGGGTTTGGGTTGGCGATGTGTACAACCGAAAAGTCTACTGTATTGAATGGAAGAAGGTAGATAAGAAATGATAGACCCCATAACCGCACTAGCTGGCATACAGTCAGCAATCAGCATGGTCAAGAAGGCAGCTAATGTTGCCAATGACTTAGGCTCACTTGCGCCCATGATTGGTAAGCTATTTGACGCAAAGTCTGTAGCTACCAAAGCAATGCTTCAAGCCAAGCAGTCTGGTAAAGGCTCGAACATGGGGACTGCCCTCCAGATTGAGATGGCTCTGGAACAGGCTAGGGCCTTTGAAGAAGAACTGAAAATGCTGTTTATGCAGACAGGCAAGATTGACGTATGGAACAAGATTAAGGCTCGTCAAGCAGAGATGGACTTGGCAGATGCCAAAGAGATAAGCGCATTAAAGAAAGCAGAGAAAGCAGCCAAAGAGAAAGAGCAAGAACAATTAGAGATTGGTTTGGCAATAGGTGGAATCTGCTTTGTTCTGTTTCTAGTCTTTGTTGGCGTAAATGAGTTAATGGAATTCTGTGCAACTACTCGTAGATGTGGCAGATGAATGAGTACCAAAAGACTTTTGACCTATGCCTAAAGATATTCGTTTACGGATGTGTGGCTTTATACGCCCTTGGCTTCCTCAAATTTTTGCCTGATGACTTGTCAGACAGAATTGTCAATCTCCTACTTGGAAGGATTGGTTTAGGTAAATGAGATATTTATTGCTTCTTTTACTGCTAACTGGTTGCGAAGACAGGTATCGGTATTTTTGTCAGAATCCTGATAACTTTGTTGCTGAACAATGCCAAAAGCCAAGATGTTTGTTTACACAAACTTGTCCAGAATATTTAGTTGCACCAATTCTGACAAAACAAATTGAAAATGTACAACCAGAGGAAGCAAAAAAATGAAAGTTGCTGAAGTTAAAAGCACCGAAGAACTTATAGAACTTCTGAAAGTTTGCGGTTGGCTTTTTGCGGTTGTTGTTGTCATGTTGGTTTTTGGCACGATAGTAGTAGCATTTTTGTATTCAATAATTTTTGTAACACAGCCAATTAAATCCCTTGCGCCTCTAGATGCCTCGGTACTTAAAATGTTAAATGACATTGTGCTTTTGTTGGTTGGCAGCATTACGACTCTGATTGGAATGTATGCGCTCAACAAGGGGTCTAGAGCCATTGCAAATCGAATGATGCCGACTCCTCCTATGCAACCTATGTGTGGTAATTATGGAGGCTCACAGGGCGGTTATGGAGGGGGTTACCAATCAAGTCCTCCAGCCTATAACCCTCAAGGTGCTTATGGCGGTTTGCCTAGTCAACCTTTTGGTGCAATGCCTGTTTGGACTAACCCTGAGTTAGATGAATCGTGGACTCCTCCTCCTCCTCCGACTACTCCTCCAGATTTGCTAGAGGATGATGACGAGAGAGAACAATTAGCACAAGCTAGAAAAGAGACTGACTAATGTTACCTTTACCTTTACCTTGGTTAATAGTTGGTGTTTTGGTATCTCTCTTTGGTACATACCGAGTAGGACACCATTATGGATGGCTAGAGCGTGATGGCGACATGAAAATAGCCATTGCCAAAAAGAATGATGAGGCTCGTCAGATAGAGCAAAACATGAGCGAGAAACTTAACCAACAATCTGTGAAATTACAGGAGGCTACCAATGCTATCAATCAAAAGACTACTGCCCTTGCTGTCGCTAATCGTGCTGGCAAGCTGCGCCTCTGCCCCTCCAGTAACGTACAAGCCTCCACAAGTGCCTCCGTTACCAGCGCAGATACAAAAGCAACCAGTCAACCTGACAGACCGACTGACACAGCTTCTGATGCCGAAAGAGCAACAATCGACGCCATCGCAGAAATAGTTGCCCAAGGTGATAAGAATACTGCTGCACTCAATGCGTGTGTGGACTCGTATCAACAGATGAGAGATTTGATAAATGGTAACAAGTGAACACCTAAAAAAGATGCACATTGACCCTGTGTGGGTTGACGCACTTAACGAGACTTTCCAGCGTTTCGATATATCTACACCTGTCAGGCAAGCATCGTTTATTGGGCAATGTGGGCATGAGTGCGCTAACTTTAAGGTCTTGGAAGAAAACCTAAACTATCGTGCTGAAACCCTAATGAAACTATGGAAGTCTAGGTTTCCAACAATTGAGATAGCTAACGAATATGCTAGGAATCCAAAGAAGATTGCTAACAAAGTCTATTCTTCTCGTATGGGAAACAGGGATGAGGCTAGTGGTGATGGGTATCGTTTCCGAGGCAGAGGGTGTATCCAGTTGACAGGTCATGCAAACTATTTTCACGCAGGTCAGGCTTGTGGTGAAGACTTTGTAATGCAACCAGACCTAGTAGCTACCCCTAAGTATGCTGCAATGACTGCTGGCTGGTTCTGGAACACCCACAAGATAAATCAGTTTGCTGATAGACAAGATTTCACACTAATGACAAAAAAGATTAACGGAGGCACGATAGGATTGGATGACAGGATAAAGCATATCAATCATGCCTTGGACATATTAAATGGCTAACATACCAACCCAACAAGATGCAGAACTGTTTGCACAAAGCGTCAAAAAATGGCAACAGGTGCTAAGTCTTGGGGATTGGAGAATTGAAAAGGGCATGAAGCCAGCTAAGCAAGCTATGGCTTCTGTTGAGTTTAACCAGACAGCTAGGTTAGCTACCTACCGACTTGGTGACTTTGGTGCTGAGAAGATAACACCTGAGAGCCTAGATAAAACTGCACTTCACGAGTTACTTCATGTTTTCTTACATGACTTAATGTGTGTAGCCACAGACCCTAAGTCCTCTGATGAGGAAATAGAGATGCAAGAGCATAGGGTTATCAACTTGCTAGAAAACTTACTCTCTAAGGATTCCAATGGGAAGTGCTAACGAAACGTGCAGCGATGCTGAGTTTATACAACTGTGGGGTCAACATGAATCTGCCACAAGAGTTGCTGAACACCTTGGTATAAGTATTCGAGCCACTCATTTGCGTAGAAGGTGGATTGAAAAAGAATACAACATGGCACTTCCAGCAAAAGACTATCGTGGTGTTAAATACGATAAAAATAAACCCAAGTCATTCTCTCCTTTAAAGCAGATAGAACTAGGCATATTGGACGGAACAGTTATTGTGTTCTCAGATGCCCACTTTATCCCTGCACAGCGTACAACAGCGTTTAAAGGTCTTCTATGGGCTATCCAAGAGTTTAAGCCTAAAGCGATAATCTGTAATGGCGATGCTTTCGATGGGGCTTCTATATCAAGACACGATGTAACTGACCAACCACAGACTTCTGTTATCCAAGAGTTAAAGGCTTGTCAGGGTGCATTAGGTGAGATTGAAGAAGTAGCCAAGGCTGCTAGGCACAATGTAAAGTTACTGTTTACATGGGGTAACCATGACATTCGGTTTGGCAATCGTTTAGCGCAACACGCACCACAATTTAAGGATGTTGTCGGGTTTAAGTTGACAGACCATATCCCAGATTGGGACTTCTGTTGGGCGGTGTGGCCTACCGAGCAATGTATTATCAAGCATCGTTACAAAGGTGGTGTTCACGCTACTCACAACAATACAGTTAACGCTGGTGTGTCAATCGTAACTGGACACTTGCACTCGTTAAAAGTTACTCCATTTTCTGACTACAACGGATGTAGATACGGAGTAGATACAGGGACGCTGGCTGAGACTGATGGGCCTCAATTTACATACGCTGAGATAAACCCAAGCAACCACAGGTCAGGCTTTGCGGTTCTTAACTTCTTTAATGGACAGTTACTAACACCTGAGTTAGTCCAGAAGTTTGACGAAAACCAGATTCAATTTAGGGGCGAAGTCATTGATGTAGGTGCATTTTGAGTGCATGGCTCATCATTCTGACAGGTGCTATCTACGCCTATATCGCTGCTGAACAACTGTTCAGAGGTAACCCAAGCATGGCGGTGGTGTACGCAGGTTATGCGTTTTCAAATGTGGGTCTTTACCTGCTGGCTAAGTAACATCTCGTTGGAAGACTCCGTTAGGCAATAGTATGCCCTTGCGATTCTTAATCTGGTCATACGCAACTTCCATGCAGTTTACTAGATTTATGTCTTGCAGCACACAGTAATTGATAAGACAGACCATAACATCCCCTACTGCGTCTATGACTGCTTCCTTATCGTGCTTGATGGTTGCGTCAGCTAGTTCACCCATCTCTGATACTGCTTTGAGTAGCTGAGACTCTGGGTTGCTATTAGGAATAATCTTTCTGGCTTCTGACCATTGGATTATTTTCATCTCTATATTTGCGTATGACATAACTATCCTTTCGAGTTTGCAAATTCGTACCACATGACGTAGAAGTCTTTGAGGAAATCAAGACCCTCTCCTATCTTTACACACCTACCTAGAACAACTTGAAACACATCTCCAACTTCAGTTTGTTCTTTGTCTGTGTTACCGATAATGACTAACACAGTAAATTTAGGAACTTGAGCAAAAGCCTTGAGTAGCAATTGCTGACCAGTAGCCATGTTCTCATTAGGTTTCTTCCACTCTCCGATTAGGAAGTGTCCCTTTCTCTCGCAAATCATGTCTATATTGCTAGGCAAGAAATGCGTATTTTCGGGAATTACACCTCGGAAATCACGGAAGTCAGTATGGGTTGCATACTGATTTCTCATAGTGGTGAGGGTACTCATTGCTCGTCCGCAAGCCGAAAAAGCCTTTGCACAACTTTCCCCTCGTAATCAAAATGGGGCGTCTTCATCAAAATCTTTTGGAGAACGCTTTGTAGGCTGCTTGGCTTCTTTTTGGTCTTTAGCTTTTATAGATAAAGACATAAATTTAGCACCATCCTTGCTTTCTTTTAGCCATGCGCTAATCCAAAAATCTACACCCTCTACATTGAGTGAGCCTTTGTAATGAGGAAACTTCTCATCATCTCTGCGCTCATTCTTAAATAATGCGCCTCTGTTTTCATTGTTATATTCCATTTAATGCCCCTTTGTAAGCTGAAAATTCTTTATGCAACGTATTTGTTGCTTCTATTGCGACTAATTCAGCTAATTCTTTATCGTCATAGTAACCAAAACTATGGCACTTTGAATTAACTCTTATTTGTACATACCATTTTTTATCTCTTTTATGCCACATTACTCCTTTGATTCCAGTTGTATTACGAGTGCTAACTTTTTGGTTCATGCAATTTTGAGATTTTGTTGCTTCTCTCAAATTTTCAATTTTGTTGTTTAATTTATTGTTATCAATGTGGTCAACAAACTTAGGCAAATATCCGTGGTGATACAAAAAAATAACTCTATGTTTTTTGTGTAATTTTGAGTTTATATGAATTCTGTAATAACCAGTTTTTTCATCTAATGAGCCAGCAGGTTGACCAACTTTTACTACATTAGACTTTTGAACTTTCCAGTACAAAACTCCATCTACATAATCAAAATAATCACGTACTTCTTTTTGCGTAAGCATAGTTCACTCCATCAAGTGTCATCAAAAGGTTGTGGCAAGAAATGATGAGTTTCCTTTCGGGCTGCAGACCCTAGCCACACTTGCATTTTACACACCTTTAGCGTTCTTTAACGCACTTCTTACTTTACTAGGAAGCAATGTCCAAAGAGCAACTTTCTGTTCGCTGTCTAAGTTCTCTGCTTCCAACTTCACCCAAGCACTCTTAGGTTCTTCTTTATCACAGAGAGCAATTAACTCCATTGCTAACTCTCTGAGATAATTCTGTTCATCCTCTGGGATGGTATCCATTGCACCCTGAGTAGGTGTGATGATTATCTTTTCTGGCTGTGCATCTTCATCTGGCAAATCCTGACCAGCGTAAATGTATAACCCGAGTCCATGCAATCCAAGTGCTTTGGTCATGCAGCGCATGATGGCTGTGTTAACCGCAAACGCATCACACTCAACCCGATACTCTTTGCCATACTTAGAGACTGCTGTATAGCCCTTTAAAGGAATTGCTTTGTTGCCTGAGTCCATCACAGGTAACTGGCAGGTCATAGGCTTGTCAAACATCGTGACAGTAACCCAGACCATTGCTGTGCCATTGATTTCCATGTAGCACTTGCCATCAAACATCTCTACTTTAAAAGTAGCTTTAGGGTCTGCTTTGAGTGCTTCTGCCCATGCCCAAGCCCATGACAGGTAGGTTAGGTTGGCTTTCTTTTCTGTGTGTTCATTGACGTTAGTCTTCAGTAGTGCTTCAATTGACATTTTATTTTCCTTTACTTAAATATTCTTCAATCATTGCTTCTTTGTCATCATCGTATAAATCCTCAAAAGGTACGAAGTGATTTTCTCCACAGCATGAGCCAGTTGTTTTAGGCTCAGTACAGTAGCAACAGTAGTCACCATGCGATAAATCTTTGATTGCGTCTTGTCTTGTAATCATTGGATTCTTTCGATAGGCTTTGCTACAAGCCACTTGTCACCCAACTGGCGTACTGACTTCACCCATTGCTTTTGGTAGCTTCTAATGACCTGTGGAGGGGCATCGTAAGTGCGAAATATCTTACGGACATGAGTTAGATAGTGTGTGTTCATTAGCCTCTCCAAGCCAGTAGTACACCGATACCGCCAAAGATAACGATGGCTAACACATACTCAACTAGCGTCTGAATAATCTTACTTTTCATCTTGATTTCCTTAAAAATACCCACTTACGTTTTGTTGTGGGCTGAGTGCAGTATAGCAAAGTAAACAGACTATTGTCTAGGTGCTTTCCCTAAGTCAACATTTTGTTGATTTTGCTATACTTCTTGGATGGACAAACAAACTGCTATCACACTTGCTGGCTCACAGAGTGAGCTTGCTAGAATCCTCGGCATAACTAGGGCTGCTGTCTTTTTATGGAAGAAAGTTCCCCAGTTACGCATTTATCAACTAAAAGAACTCAGACCAGAGTGGTTCAAATGACACAAGAAGCAGTTATCAGAGCATTACAAAACGGCCCACTTACATCCTACCAACTAGAGGATTTAACAGGCATACCCAGACTATCTATTGCAGCTTGTTGCACCAAGATGAGTTACAAGAAGAAATTAAAAATTGGAAAAATCAAGATGGGTAGGTCTTGGGTTTCTCAGTACACGTTAGAGCCACACATGATTGAGGCTGAAAAGGCTGCCAATGATGAGCCTTACGACAAGCTAAATCCTTTCGACATTCGCAATGCTAAGGGCATCTTTAGCAAAGCTGAATATGCGGTAATGAACGCACAAGCTACACGTTTGTTTGGTAAATCGTTTTCAGAAGATATTACAAACAACCAGTTTATTTGATACAATGTTTTGAAACACGGCTAGGTACGAAGTCATGAGCGTACCGAAAAGGGTTCACCCTTTCCCCTGCCGAGGTTTCTTTCCAAAGGGCGTTATAAAGCGGTGAAATTATGCTATTACAGCCAAAGAATTGGGCAGTCTTTCAACATTACAAAGACAGATGCCCTCCGTGGATAAAACTACATCGTGACCTGTTAAACGATAGGTCTTATATGCGCTTGCCTATTGCTAGCAAAGCACTAGCACCTATGCTCTGGTTGCTTGCAAGTGAATCAAAAGATGGTGTTTTTGATGGCTCACTAGATGAGCTAGTCTTTCGTCTGCACATTACCAAAAAAGAATATCAAGATGGAATCAAGCCATTGATTGATAACGACTTTTTCATACTTGTTAGCGGAGTGCTAGCAGAACGCAAGCAAGATGCTATCCCAGAGACAGAGGGAGAGAGAGAGGGAGAGACAGAGAAAGAGACAGATACGCCAGAAGGCGTTTCAATTGAAGTTTGGGATTCTTTTGTCAAACAAAGAAAAGCACGAAAGGCTCAGATTACTGAACGAGTAATGAAGTCAATCCGAGAGCAAGCAAAAATTGCAGGTTGGACTCTGGATAACGCTTTAAACGAAATTGTTGTTCGTAACTGGCAAACATTTAAATCTGATTGGGTTGCTGTTAAACCAAACCCTGCCGACAGAGTGAGGCTCACAGTTGCGCCATCAAATGAGCCTGACCCTACATTGTTAAAAATTAAAGAAGATGATTTAAAGGCATCTCGTCCATCGTTAGAAACTTTGGCAAAGATGGCTGAAATAAGGAGAAAAGCATGAATAAGATTGAATTTGGTGATTGCAGAGAAACAATGCGTAAGTGGGCTTCTGATGGCGTTAAAGCTCAAACTTGTGTAACCAGCCCTCCTTACTTTGGTTTGCGTGACTATGGGCATGATGGGCAAATTGGTTTAGAAGAAACTCCAGAGCAATACATTTCTGCAATGGTTGAAGTTTTTAGATGTGTTTGGGATGTTCTTGAGGATGATGGGACACTTTGGCTAAACATTGGTGATAGCTATGCTGGCAATAACTCAAGAGCGTCTAACAATGGACGTGCTGGATTTGGTAACGCAAGGGAAAAAGTTGTTAATAGAACTGGTGAGGGTTTAAAAACTAAAGACTTGATTGGCATACCTTGGATGCTGGCTTTTGCTTTAAGGGCAGATGGCTGGTTTTTGCGTCAAGACATTATTTGGCACAAACCAAACCCAATGCCAGAATCGGTGCAAGACAGATGTACCAAGGCGCATGAGTACATTTTTTTGATGAGCAAGTCTCAGAAGTATTACTATGACCATGAGGCAATTAAAGAGCCTTTGAAGGGTGAGCCAGAGACACGAGATAAAAATGCTGAAGGTTATCAAGCTGATTACTCAAAAGGAGATAGGTTTAGTAAAGGTGAGAGAGTGTTTGGTGCTGATGGCATGGCAAACAAACGAAGTGTTTGGAGTGTTCCTGTAAAACCATACACAGGCGCACACTTTGCTGTTTTTCCTAGTGAACTTATTGAGCCTTGTATTCTTGCTGGCGCACCAGTTGGAGGGATTGTTTTAGACCCATTTATGGGTTCTGGAACTACTGCACAAGTATCTCAAGACCTTGGTAGGCAATACATTGGATGCGAGTTAAATCCAGCATATGAAAAATTACAAAAGAAACGTACAGCACAAACTTCATTGGGGTTTGCATGAATTTTCAATGGCCTACAAATGACTCCAGCAGAATTAGAACACTTCAAGGACTGCGAAGCGAGAGAGTGGATACGCAGGTTCAACCAAAAGAAATTGACGATTGGCTCAAGCAAAGCGTTGCTCTGGTGGCAGGGTGTGTGCGTGGACTTGGAACGAATCAGAGGAAAGTCAGATACTTTGCTTTTGAGGGACAGAATGACGAGGCTACGAAATGAGGAGAGCAGCAAGAGTTGATGCTAACCAAGACCAGATAGTTTCTGCCTTGCGTGGCGCAGGTGCATACGTCTGGATTATTGGCTTACCAGTTGACTTACTGGTTGGCTACAAGGGTCACACCTTTCTGGTGGAGATTAAAACGGACTCTAAAAAGCGTTTAACGAAGCTACAAGCCGACTTTTTCGAGAATTGGTCTGGTAGTACCTTGGCGAGAATAGATTGCCCAGAGGCAGCACTAAGAATGATTGGAGTAGTCAAGTGATTATCCATTTGGCAAGCACAGAACAGGCGAAAACCAGTATTCGCCACAATTGGGAAAAGATAACCAAGGCTCTGGACTCAGGCAAGCATCTGACGATGGAGATAAAGCTGGCAAGCAAAACTCGTGAGCAAGAAGAAAAGTATCACGCAATGATTAACGACATTGCCAAGCAAGCGCAGCATTTAGGTGCTAAGTGGTCAGCAGATGATTGGAAACGCTTACTGGTTGACCAGTTTATGCGTGACTGTGGTGACTCTGGTGGGAAGGTAATCCCTAACCTTGATGGCACAGGGATTGTCCAGTTAGGGTTTCAGACTCGTAAGTTCACCAAAGAGCAAGCAAGCGAATTCGTAGAGTGGCTTTACTCTTGGTCAGCAAATAATGGAATAAATCTGTGATTAGGGAAAGTACCTAGTAGATATTGTGTTTAGTTTGCTATACTTACGTCAGCCCAAGCAATTCGCAAGGGTACTTTTAAGGAATAAATCATGAAATACGAATTTGACACAACAACTGGTGAAGGCTCTGTAATCGTTACTGTCGTGATGGAATACGAGCGTGACGAAGAAGGTACTTACAACGAGAACATTGATGAAGTCTGGTTTGAAGGACGTAACGTCATGGGCATCTTTACTGACCAGCAGTTTAAAGAGTTAGAGATTGAGGGCTGTATGCGTCTTGCAAAGCACATCTTGGAACAGGCAGATGAAGCCAAGATAGCAACTTATGAGTAAGACTTGGAAGTTAATTCTTATTTCACTAGCGACTTTTTGGTCGCTGGTGGTTTATTTCATAAGGGTTTGGTATGACTAGAGAAGACATTAAAAGCATGGCATTGAAATCAGAAGTTTCTATGTATGGCATTGGCGCAACATATAAGGGACTTGATGCAACTGAAGGTTTTGTAAATAGGCTTGAAGCCTTTGCCAAGCTAGTTGCTAAACAAGAGCGAGAGCGTATTGCTAAAAAAATAGAGCAATTACCCTTTGGTGATACTGCTGCCAGTTTTGGTGTTTATGTAAGAGAAGCATGAACAACAGACCCAATAACAGGGAACGACTCCACTTGGCAAAGATTAAAGAAATGCCTTGTGGGGTCTGCAATGCTTCTCCTCCAAGCGATGCACACCACATTGTTCAGCATAATCAATACTTATGTATTCCTTTATGCAAGGATTGCCATACAAACAATTTTCTTGGTTTGCATGGTCAGAAACGTAATTGGGCAATTTATAAGCAAGATGAAATGTCAGTTTTAAACGAAACATTGAGAAAAATGTTAGGATAGCGTTACTCAGTTGCCATTGAGTTCTTTAGAGAGATTTGCGTCTCTCTTTTTTTTGTGAGAAAATAGCGCAAACTCCGTAGGGATAGCCATGAGTGGATTACTAGAACCATCCGTAAAAATTGAGATTGAGATACAAAGCCAAGAGAAAAAAGGCGAAGCGTGTCCAGTTGCCACAGGCGATATAGAAGTCAATCTTGAGTGTCGCCAAAAAGCCATTGATAAGGCGAACTATGGCCCAATGAATCCTAACGAGCCAAACGCTGATTACTGGCGTGATATTTCTAAGGCTTGGAGAATCTCACCTGCACAGGCTAAAAAGTCTCGTTGCGGTAACTGCGCTGCCTTTATCCAAACCCCTAAGATGCTTGCTTGCATTGAATCAGGTCTTGAGATGAATGGCACAGAGATGGATGCTTGGGAAGTCATTGATGCTGGCGACTTAGGCTATTGCGAAGTGTTTGATTTTAAGTGTGCTTCCAAGAGGACTTGTGAGGCATGGATTAGTGGTGGGCCAATAACCGAGGATGAATATGATGGGAACGACAAACCAACAAGCGATGGAAATGATGCAGAAACTTATGCAGAAGAAGACTAAGCCCATGCCTGAGCGTGGTGAGCGTACTGCAAAGAACAAAGCAAAGAAGCCAAAAAAATGATGGGCTTGTACGCAAATATCGCTGCAAAGAAGAAGCGTATAGAGGCGCAAAAAGCAGCAGGGAAGACCCCAGAGCGTATGCGTAAAATAGGCTCGAAGGGTGCGCCTACTGCTGATGCTTTTAAACAAGCAGCTAAGACTGCTAAAAAGAAGTGATTAAGCGAGGCTCTGAGCAGTTTTCTGGCTATAACAAGCCCAAAGCTACTCCTAACCATCCCACTAAGTCTCATGCTGTATTGGCTAAGTCTGGTGAGGATGTAAAGCTAATCCGCTTTGGTCAACAAGGGGCTAAAGGCTCACCTGATGGCACGAAGCGTAACGAAGCGTTTAAGGCTCGTCATGCTGAAAACATTGCCAAGGGGAAGATGAGTGCAGCGTATTGGGCTAACAAGGTTAAATGGTGAAACTATGAAAACTCCTAAGATGAACAAAGCTGGTAAAGCTAAGATGGCTACTGTTATGAAAGAATTTGGCAAGGGTGAACTTCACTCTGGCAAAGGCGGTAAAGTAGTTAAGAATCCAAAACAAGCGGTTGCGATTGGAATTGCAGAAGCTGCTAAGAAAATGGGTAGGATGAAATAAAACCTTGGCTAGTGGTATAAACTAGCCTTTTAACTTCACCAACCCGAAAGGGAGTGATACAACATGACACAAAATCGTAAATTAGAATGGCGTTCAGTATCAACATTGATTCCTTACGCTAGGAACTCACGCACACATTCTGATGAACAGATTGCTCAGATAGCAGCAAGCATTAAAGAGTTTGGGTGGACTAACCCAATTCTTATTGATGGCGACAACGGCATCATTGCAGGTCATGGCAGACTCTCTGCTGCTCGTAAGCTAGGACATGAGGAAGTTCCAGTTATTGAGTTAAAAGACCTAACCGAAACCCAACGCAAGGCATACATCATTGCCGACAACCGCCTAGCCTTAAACGCAGGGTGGGACAATGAAATGCTGACCATCGAGTTAAACGAATTACTAGCTGACAACTTTGCTTTAGACATATTAGGGTTTGACCCTAAAGAGTTAGCTGCACTTCTTGAGCCAGATGTGGTGGAAGGTCTGACAGACGAGGATGCTGTTCCCGATATTCCTGATGAGCCAAAGACCAAACTAGGCGACATTTACCAATTAGGCAACCATCGATTGATGTGCGGTGACTCCACAAGCATTGACGCTGTGGATAAGTTGATGCCTGAGACAGCTAACATGATTTTTACTGACCCACCTTATTTGATGGACTTTACTGGTGGGATTCATGGCGATGGTTCTAAATCATTCAATGCTAAACATGGCAGCATTAAAAACGACAAAATGTCTGATAAAGAAGGCGATGACTTTTTGGACGCTATTAACAGCGTTATTACATCTAAAGTAGATGGTGCTTTTTACATAACATTTTATCGTTTAGGTATAAACAAATACTTTGCCAGTATGGAAAGAACAGGACTTAAATGCCGTTCTTTGGTAATTTGGGACAAGGGAAACCATACTTTAAGCAATAGCGATTACATGAGTATGTATGAGCCTATGTTTTATGGGTGGGTAAACAACCACAAGTTTTATGGTGGGAAAAATGGAATGGACATTTGGCGTATTAAAAGAACTGCCAAGAATGACTTACACCCAACCATGAAGCCTGTCGAACTTGTCGAAAAAGCAGTTTTAGATGGTAGTGCTATAAATGGAATTGTTTTAGATTTGTTTGGTGGTAGCGGTACAACTATTGTTGCTTGCGAGAAACATAACCGACATTCCCGAATAATGGAATTAGACCCAAAGTATTGCGATGTCATAGTAAAGCGATGGGAAGACTTTACTGGTAAAAAAGCTATGTTAGTAAACGCTAACGAAGAACTTTCGGAGATATAAAATGCAACAGGGTAAAAAATATGAGCCTACCGATGAGAACAAGAAGCTAGTAAAGACTCTGGCTGCTGTTGGCATTACCTTTGAAGACATAGCTACCAAGCTAGAGATTAGTTCCGATACATTAGTAAAGTATTACAAGAAGGAACTGGATGATGGGCGCATCGATGCTAACGCTAGTATTGGGCAGACCTTGTTCCAACAGGCTAAGAACGGCAATACTGCTGCTGCTATCTTTTGGTTAAAGACTAGGGCTAGATGGAAAGAAACCCATGCTGTTGAGCATAGTGGGCCAGAAGGTTCTGAACTGGTCATTAAATGGCAGAGTTAATAATTCCTTATAAACCAAGAGAACACCAGTTAAGGGTGCATCAATTATTAGAAGGCAAACGCTTTGCGGTAGTAGTTGCTCACAGGCGGTTTGGTAAGACTGTTGCTGCCCTAAACCATATCATTCGTGAATCTTTGCTTAACCAAAAAGAAGCCCCAAGGTACGCCTATATAGCCCCGACCTACGGACAAGCCAAGCGAGTGGCATGGGACTACCTTGTTAAGTACGCAGAGCCGTTAGGCGGTACGACAAACATCTCGGAGTTACGAGTTGACTTCTGGGGTAGGCGCATCCAGTTGTACGGCTCTGACAATCCCGATTCACTTCGTGGTCAGTATTTTGATGGGGTAATCATTGATGAGGTGGGTGACCAGAATCCTAAGATATGGACGGACATTGTTAGACCTGCACTAGCTGACAGAAAAGGCTGGTGTCTCTTTATTGGTACTCCAAAGGGACACAACCACTTCAAAGAACTGCGAGACAGGGCAGAGAAAGAGGATGGATGGGGATTGCTAGAGTTCAAAGCCTCAGAGACAGGTGTAGTAGATGAAACAGAACTAAAGGCTGCTAAGAATGAGATGGGTGAGGATAAATACCGCCAAGAATTTGAGTGTAGCTTTGACGCTGCTGTAGAAGGCTCTTACTATGGGCAAATCCTCAACGAGTTAGAAGAAAAGAAGCATATGCAAGAGATTCCCAGAGAGGAGTTGAGTAGGACTTTTACTGCTTGGGACTTGGGAATGGGTGACTCTACGTCTATCTGGGTGGCTCAGTTAGTGGGTACTGAGGTGCGTCTGCTTGACTACTACGAGAATCACGGAGTTGGACTAGACCATTACGTTAAGTGGATTAAGGACAACGACTATCTCAAAGCAGAGCATATTCTGCCCCATGACGTTAGGGTTAGGGAACTTGGCACAGGTAAGAGCAGAATGGAAATGCTTGAGGAGGCTGGACTAGAGGTCAAGATAGCCCCAAGGATGGGACTAGACGATGGCATCCAAGCTGTGAGAAGGTTGTTGCCAAGGTGCTGGTTTAATGTTCCAAAAGTGCAAACAGGACTGAACTGCCTGAGAAACTACCGCAGAGACTACGATGAGAAGCGTAAGATATTCTTTGAAAGACCACTACACGATTGGTCTTCTCACGGCTCTGACTCATTCCGTTACTTAGCCCTTGGATTGGATGAAGGACATTCAACGTGGTCTAAGCCGATTAACCAAACTCCGAAATGGATTGTCTGATGTATGTATCAATGCAGGGTGTAAATCTAGCACCTAAAGTAAAAGAACTTGAATTACGTCTTGAAATGTTGGAAAATGTGGTAAAAGCATTACAATTGGACAAACCCCGAATGGGTCGCCCTCCAAAGGACAAACATGGAACAGAACGAACTGAAGTCAATACTACAGTCAGAGATTGATGATGCAATTGGCTTTATTGAAAGTGAAACTGTTGAACAACGCAAACAGGCTCTGGAGGCTTATCTACGACAGCCATATGGTAATGAAGTTGAGGGTAAGTCTCAAATCGTTACTGGAGAAGTGGCAGAAGCGATAGATGGTGCGTTGCCTAGCTTAGTTCGTATCTTTACAGGCTCAGACAATATCGTAGTCTTTGAGCCACAAGGCCCAAGGGATGAAGCCTCTGCCAAGCAAGCTACTGATTACTGCAATTGGGTATTCAATCGTGATAACGCTGGTGTAGCCATTCTGCATGATTGGTTCAAAGATGCCTTGATGCAGAAGAACGGCATCGTTAAAGCATATTGGGAAAACAAAGAAGACATTACTAAAGAGCGTTACTTTGACTTGTCTGATGACGAGTTAGCAATGCTGATGAGTGATGAGACTATGGAGATTGTCGAGCAAGATACGACAGAGTTTCCAATTATTGACCCAATGGGTCAGCCAGTTATAGACCCGATGGGTATGCCTGTGATGGGTTCTACGCATAACGTAGTTGTTCAGCAGAAGAAAAAGTCAGGCAAAGTAACGATTGAGAATGTTCCTCCAGAGGAGTTTTTGATTAGCAAGAAGGCTAGAACTATTGCTGATTCACCTTTCGTAGCCCACAGGCAGATGTTGACTCGTAGTGACTTGGTTGCTATGGGTTTCAACAAGAAACAGGTAGAGAGTTTGCAGATGGGTGATGCTTTGGCATACACACCAGAGCGTGTGGCTCGTTATTCTGCTGGTGAGCAACCTTACCAAACGCAAACTGATGACCCCTCAATGCAAGAGATTGAGGTCTTTGAGTGTTATGTCAAAACTGATATGAACGGAAAGGGCATTGCTGCTCTGACTCAAGTCTTCTACGCTTCTAATGAGATTCTGCAAGATGAAGGTGGTAAGGAAATGGTTGAGGAAGTGGACTACGTTCCTTTCCACTCAATCTGTCCTATCCCAATTCCGCACAAGTTCTTTGGTAACTCGTTAGCTGACAGAACAGTTGACCTACAGTTAATTAAGACCACTATCACTCGTCAGATGTTGGATAATTTATATCTGACAAACAATGCTCGTGTGGTTGCGGTAGAAGGTCAAGTAAACCTTGATGACTTGCTGACTTCTACTGCTGGTGGTGTTATTCGTGCGAAGTCACAGGGTGCTGTTCAACAGTTAGTTGTTCAGAACGTGGCTAATCAGGCTTTCCCGATGCTTCAGTATCTGGACACAGTACAGTCTAAGCGTACTGGTGTATCTGATGCTTCACAAGGTTTAGACCCTGCTATCTTGCAGAACGTGACTGCTGCTGCGGTAGCTTCTATGCAACAAGCTGGCGCAGGTAAGATTGAACTGATGGCTCGAATCTTTGCTGAGACAGGTGTTAAGTCTTTGTTCCAAGGTATCTTGCACTTGCTCTGTAAATATCAGGACAAGGCTCGTATGGTGCGTATGCGTGGTGAGTTCGTAGAGTTTGACCCTAGAACATGGGCTAACCAATACGATGTTTCTATCAACGTAGGTTTGGGTGCTGGAAACCGACAAGAGCAGATGGCTATGTTGTCTATGGTATTGGCTAAACAAGAACAGTTGATTGGTCAGTACGGCCCTGCCAATCCTTACGTTTCACCTGCTCAGTATCGTGGCACATTGGGACGCATGGTAGAGATTGCTGGCTTTAAAGATAGTGCTGAGTTCTACAAAGCTATTACGCCAGAGCAAGACCAAGCGTTGAGCAACCCTCCTCCACAACAGCAACAGATGCCTCCAGAAGTGCAAGCAATCATGGCTCGAACACAAGCTGAGATACAGGCTAACCAAGCCAAAGCACAAGCTGACATTCAGTTGAAGCAACAGCAACAACAGATTGACATGGAGATGGCACAACAGAAGGCTGTTCTTGAAATGCAGATGATGCGTGAAAAGGAAGCTGCTAAGTTGCAATTAGAGCGTGAGAAACAACAGGCTTACTTTGCTATGAAGCAACAAGAGTTTGAAGCAGAAGCACAATTGAAAGCAATGAAGATTGGTGCTGGCATTACATC